CTGTTGTTATAATTGATGAAGCACATAACTTTATAAGTCGTATTGTCAATAAATTGAAAAAAGAAAAGTCTATTCCTGAAAATAAACGCGGTGAAAAAGAAAGATTACCGCTTAACTTGTCAACTAAATTATATGAATTACTGTTGAGTTCAAAAAATACTCGTGTAGTTTTACTTTCTGGGACACCTGTTATTAATTTTCCAAATGAGTTTGGAATACTTTTTAATATTTTACGTGGTTATATCAAAACATGGAAAATTCCATTAGACGTAAATACGAATAAAAAAATAGATAGGGAATCATTACAAAAAATGCTACTTGGCGAAAAATCTCTCGATTTTTTAGATTATTCACCTTCAAGTAAAATTTTGACAATTACTAAAAATCCTTTTGGATTTAAAAATAAAATAAAAGTCGAATCTGGTTATCAAGGGGTATCAAATGTGAAAAAAAATGAATCGGGTATAAATATTATTGATAATGATTTTGTTTCGGATGATGATTTTGAGAGAAAAATAATAAAAATATTAAGAAATAATGATATTGGTGTGTTACCAGATGGAATTCATATAAAATACAAAAAAGCTTTACCTGACACATTTGATGAATTTGTTGCAAGATATATTGATGAAGGAGAGAAAAAATTGAAAAATATAGATGCGTTAAAAAGACGAATTCTTGGTCTTTCGTCATATTTTAGGAGTGCGCAAGAAAATTTACTGCCGAAATTTGATAAAAAATTAGGTGTAGATTATCATATTATTAATGTTCCAATGAGTGATACACAATTTAAAGCTTATGAAACTGTTCGTGTGGAAGAACGTAAAATAGAAAAGAAAAAACCAAAACAAGAGATACAAGAAAATTATGAGGAAAAAACATCTACATATCGTTTATTCTCTCGTTTATTTTGTAATTTTGTTATTCCAGACAGACCTTTGCCAGAAAAGAAAAAAAAAGTTGAAGAAGAAAAAGAAAAACAAGAAGAAGAAAAAGAAAAAGAAAAAGAAGAAGATAAAGGTGAATTGGTTGAATTATTAAAAGAAAGCAAAAAACTTGAATCTAAACAAGATGTTACTGATGAACAAGAAGGTGAAATCGAGGGCGATGAAATATTGGAAAAAATTGGAGGTGAGCCTTATATGATTCGTTTGAAAAATAAATTAGAAGAAATGGAACGAAGTTCAGACGATTATTTTACACCAGAAGCTTTGAAAACATACAGCCCAAAATTTCTTCATATTCTTGAAAATATTCAAGACCAAGAATATGCTGGAATTCATCTTGTATATAGCCAATTTAGAACAGCAGAAGGCATTGGTCTTCTTACAGTTGTTTTACGTAAAAACGGATTTGCACAATTTAAAATTAGAAAAAATCAACTTGGTATGTGGGAAATAGATATGCCAGAATTCGATTTAGGTAAACCAACTTATGGGTTATACACTGGAACAGAATCCGTTGAAGAAAAAGAAATTATAAGGAAAATTTGTAATGGCGAATGGGATGATATTCCAGAAAGTATTTCAAATGTATTGCGAAGTAAATATAAAAATAATAATATGGGTGAAGTTATTAAAGTTTTTATGCTTACTTCATCTGGGTCGGAAGGTATTAATTTAAGAAATGTACGATACGTTCATTTGACAGACCCGTATTGGCATCCAGTACGTTGGGAGCAAGTAATTGGACGTGCTAGACGTATATGTAGTCATAAAGATTTACCACCTGCTTTACAGACTGTTGAAGTATTTGTTTATTTGATGGTTTTTACACCAGAACAATTGAAATCAGACAGTGCAATTGAACTTAAAAGAAAAGACTTAAGTAAATCAATTCCACACGTTCCTATAACAAGTGACCAATATTTATTTGAAATTTCAGAAATAAAGGCAAATTTAACAAGACAACTTACTGAAGCAATTAAAGAATCAGCGTTTGACTGCTATATTTATTCTAATGGAAAATGTGTTAATTTCGGCGACCCAACAATGGATAAATTTTCATATGTGCCTGATTATGCTGAACAGCAAAATGACACAACAATGATGGCAAATAAAATGTTGATTGAATGGAAAGGAAAACCAATTACAATTAATGGTGTTGAATATGTGTATAGGCGAATGAATAACAATTTGTTAAATATTTATGACAAAAAATCATATGAACTTGCTTTAAATGACACAACGATTATACCAGTCCAAATTGGAACATTAGAAACAAATGAACGTGGACAAAGAGTGTTTAAGCAATTAGTCAATTAAACTCTTACTAAGAATATATAATGTAAAACAATTTAAATATATGTTATAATATTTATTATAAGATGTATTTATATGTTATAGTTTTATATTATATATCATTCGTAAATTCTTTTATATTCCGTTCTCCATTTAATAAATATAATTATAATAATAATAATAATAATAATAATAATAATAATAATAATAATAATAATAATGGTATAAGTAAAAATATTATAAATGAACAACATTTTATACAAAAATATTATAAAGATAAAGATATACCACATTTTGATGATATTTATAATGAAGAATTGGATGTATATAATACTTATAGTAATGAATTTGAATATTATGAAAATTTAGAATTAAAGCAATTAAATTATAGAAAACATAATGGAAAAAATATAAAAGATGAACATGAAGATGAACATGAAGATGAAGATGAACATGAAGATGAAGATGAAGATGAAGATGAAGATGAAGATGAAGATGAATATGTATCAGGAATTACTGTAGTTTATCCATCACATATGGGACAAATTACAGGAATTGATGAAAACGGGCATTTTACATTTCAAAATAAAAATAAAAATAATAAAAATAATAAAAATAATAAAAATGACAAAAATGAAAAAGAAAAAGATAGGAAAAGAAAAGTTATACGTTCTGATAATTTTGAGCTTATGTTTTATAACAATATTAGTAATTTTACACATGTTGGAGGTTATGAATTGGTTAAAAAGGAATTAATGCAATGTGCCGACATTCTTGTAAATTATACTAAATACGCCAAATATAATGTAAAAACACCACGAGGAATAATACTGGAAGGAAAACCAGGAAATGGCAAGTCATTGATTGCTAAAGCATTTAGCGGTGAAATTGACATTGGATTTATTGCCGTTTCTGGTTCACAATTTCAAGAAAAATATGTAGGCGTTGGACCAAGTCGTATTCGCGAATTATTTCGATTTGCGAATGAATATGCACCTTGTGTTATTTTTATTGACGAATTAGATGCTCTTGGTAGAAAACGGCAAAATGATGGCGAAAGTTCGAATGTTGAAAGAGAATCTACATTGAATGAATTACTCGTTCAATTAGACGGGTTTAAGTCTAATAAAGGTGTATTTGTAATTGGAGCGACAAATCGTTTTGATTTACTTGATGAAGCATTAATCAGACCTGGACGAATTGACAAAAAAATTACTGTTGGAGACCCCGATAAAAATACAAGAAGAAAAGTAATTGAAATTCATATTATAGGAAAACCTCATGAACATAATGTGAATATTGATAAATTGGTAGATATTACTACAGGATTATCTTGTGCAAATATTGAAAATTTATTGAATGAAGCCATGTTATATGCTTTGAGAGAAAATAGACATAAATTTAATTGGAATGATATCAGTTTTATTATGAATCGAATTGTTTCAGGACAGCAAACTGAAGAGAATATTTTGAGCGAACATTTGATTCGTCAAGTATGTTTACATGAAATTGGACACGCACTTGTAAGTGTATTAACAAATTATAAAAAAGTGTCAAAAGTTGTTATTAATTTATGGTCACCAAAATCGCTGGGTTTTACTATGTTTGAGGAAAATGAAGATACTAGTGTTTTAAAGACAAAATATGATTTAATGAAAGAGCTTATGGTTTTACTTGGTGGTAGAATAGCAGAGGAAATTTTTTACGGGAATAAAATATCAACTGGTGCGCAAGATGATTTGAAACGTGCAAAAATATTGGTTCAACAAATGGTAATAGAATTTGGAATGGGTAAAAGTATTTTTATGCCTCATTATTCAGATAAATATAGTGAATTACTTGATGAAGAAATGAATAGTATTTTTGAAGAAACTTATAACAAAACGACACTATTACTTAATAATAATAAAAAAATCGTAATTGAGTGTACTAAATTACTTGAAAAAGAAAAGGAAATCTCTCACCTACAATTAATGGAAATAATTGCCAAACATATTTATACAAAAAAATAATTTGTTTTACACTAAACTTATAAATATAATATATAAAATTTTATATAATTATATATTATGAATTGGGAAGAACAATTTAGTATAGTAAATAATTATTTAACTAATAAATATAATAAAAATAAAATTGCCATTTTAAGTCCTGTACAACAAGACATTTTAGACAAAATAACAGAAAAATTAAACGAAATTTGTAAAGTTAATAACATATCATTCAATAAAAATGGTTTTCAAACGCTTGTAAAAACAGTATATGAACCAAACAATGAAATAACGAATACGACATCTGGAATAATGTTAAAAGGAGGTGATAGTGATGATGAAAATGAGGAAGAATACAAACAAGTTGTTTCTTATAAAACTAGTAAAAAATTAATATTATTTGATTTTCTTTCAGTTGTATTTTTTATATCAAGTATTATATTTTTTTATTTGGCTTATATAAATCTCAATACATTATCTAAAGACATTACTAATAAATCATTAAATGAAATAGCTGGTGAAACGAGAGAAATTGTTTTAAAGGTTATTGACGAATTAAATAAAATGGACCATGAAGAAATTAGTTATATTGAATTTATGTTTTCAATTTTACGTCTTTCTTATTCTGAGTTATGTAATACTACTACTGAGAGACTTACAAATTTTATTAAAATAACTATTGTTAACGTTTTTAATGAATATAAAAATAGTTTTATGGAAGAAACTTGTCGTCCAGCTAGCAATATTTTATCGGAAGATTATGGATTATTGGCGTCAATTGTAAATGGGGCTGCCAATCTTGCTCAATCAATTGCATCTTCAACCAGTTATACACAATGCCAACAAAAATTATTGGAAAATGCTTCTGACTTAGCATTGGCTCAACAGAGAAAAATGATTAATGATTTTATAGCAAGCATCTTTTTAAGAAAAGATATCATAATAAATAATATAAAATATGGATATAGTTTTGGTTCAACTGCTTTGATTTATTTGGCTTATAGGATTAGTTGTGCTGGTTATAATATTGTTTTAACAAAAGGGAAAATGAAAGCAATTGAAAGAGGTGGAAAGAGAAAAACTTTAAAAAAAAATAAACGTAAAATTAAAAAAAATAAAAAAGCAAAAACTAATAGGAAAAAATACAAATATCATAAAAAATAATTACAAATTTTTATTTTTCTCAAAATGTTCATATATTTTTTGTATATAAATATTTATATTATCTATCATATGTTGCGTTTTATCTATTTTATCGTTTAATTCTTGTTGTTTTGTTTCAATTTTTAAAATTCTATTATCTAACTTATTTGTAATACTAAATAAATTATCTATTTTATTTTCTATTGTATTATTTTGGTCTCCCTTTATATCTGTTACTGTTTTTTCATTTTCAATTGGTTGTTTTATTTTTAAAAAACTTAATATGTTGTTATCATCACCATTTTCATCATCATATTCATAAATTTCTTCAAGATTTTCATCAAATGTTATTTTTTTTTCAGAATTTTCGTTCAACTTATTTAAATATTTTAATTTTGAACCAACTTCATTTGTGCCAATTTCATTATTTGTATTTTTCGGTTTATTAGAGGTGTCTTTAGATTTCAACCAGTCTTTTGTGTCTTCAATATTGATATTATTTTGTCTTATTTTTTCAATATCATAGTTCCTTTGACTTTGCATCTGTTTTATTATTTCATCCATTTCATTTCCAATTGGTTTTTCTTGATAATCTTCACTAAATTTTGGTTTCGGCGGGACTTTTACATGAATCATATCTTCAAATTCTCTCGTTTTTTTATTTAAGTCAATTTCAAATTTTGTTTTTCTATTATTTTTTATTTCTTCAAATGTAATTGGTTCTTTTATTGGGTCCTCATATATTTTAATTTTACTAGGTATGGTAGGTAATATTTTTTTTATATAATTTAATATAATGTATATGTATTTTTTATTTAATTCTAATCTATTTATATTTTCGTTTTGTTTTCTCTCATTTTCATAAAAATTTTGAATATTATTTAAAAATATGCTATATATTTTTTCACGATTTTCTCTATCAAGATATGAATATATTTCTTCTTCACTAATTAAATCCCATAACATTGTAATATTTTGTTTATTTATAAAACTTGTCATATTTTAATTATATGTTATTTTTTTATATTTTATTTTTTTAACTTAAACATATTTTTTATGTAAATTATAAGTTATCATTAAAATATATATGACGAAATTTTTGCATATATTCATCTTTTAATATATGTGTTTTTAAATAATGTTCTGTCACTTTATCCTCCAGCATATGAACAATAAAAAACAAAGAATACACGCCACATTCAGTATTTCCATATTGGTGTTCTACACCTTCATTACTATCTACTTTAAATCGTATTTTTGGCGTGATATTATTTCCTTGTTCTACAATACGTTTAATTAATTTTTTTACCTCTTTTGGAGCAGGATCCCCTGTGCTATCAAAGAAAAAAATCTGTTTTTTCTTTATATTAATAAACATTGAAATCCAATGTTGTCCACCTTTATAATGTGGGTCAGTATTAAATATAACCCCTATTTTCGTTTTGCCATTTTTTATTTGCTTTTCTAAATTAAAATTACATAATTCTTCCCATACACATTCTCCATATAATTTTCGCGTATCAAAATCAATAGGTGATGGTCCAATAAAATCGAAACATTTATATGCTTTTTCATATTGTTTCATAACTTTAATAATATCTGTGCTAGATAACCATTCATTTGGGTTTTTTTTCCATTCCGCAGGAGATTCTGGAGCAAATGAGTCAGTCAAATAGCTTTCTAATTTACCGAAGTCATTTTTTTGTTTTAACCAACACGCTTCGTTATTACATACATCTTTTAAATAAATACTTAGTTTTTTATGTATTTCTTTAGGCGAATTTGACCTGATTTTTGCGTCTGGATGTCGTGCGTTCCAATGATTCCTCAATTCAATTAACGCTTCATTTGTATAACATGAAAAATGGTTTAATTTTTCTTTAGGTTTTGGACTACAATTAATTTTTCTAGTTTTATTTTTTGTTTTATATTTTTTTTTTGTTTTTAACATCATTTATATATTATATAGAAAATTTATATATTATATAGAAAATTTATAAAGTGTTTATTACATATAAAAAAGTGTATATTTTGCATTTATAAAAAGTAGTCATGTTTATTTGTAAAATATTTGTCATTATATTTGACTAATTTTCTCATATGATGTAAAGGAATTAAAGCCGCATCATTATTTCTATTTAATGACGACGTACAATTGTTTCCACAACATTTGTAATTATTAGTAGTAGTAGTAGTGTTATTCACATTCATCGTTATATTTTCATTCAATAATTCATTCTTTATATTATTTTCTTCATTTACCTCATTATATATTTTCAATATATTATTTACTATTTCACTACGCATTACATCAGTATCATTTAATTGAACATAATGAAAATTATCTGGCAATGAATGTTGATTTTTCATTTTTGAAATCAAATCACTAAGACCATTTTTTTCCTTAAGGTCGCTTTGTTCTAAGTCTCCTGTCAATACTACACATGTATTTAACCCTATTCTTGTGAGTAACATTTTCATTTGTTCAGGTGTGCTATTTTGCATTTCATCAGCAATAATAAATGAGTTTGTAAATGTTCTACCACGCATAAATCCTAATGGTGATATTTCTATTTTACCATTTTTAATAAATTGATTTAATTCATCGAGAGAATAATAATTTGAAAAAATATCATAAATAGGTCTTACATATGGATTCATTTTTTTATCAACATTTCCTGGTAAAAATCCCAATTGTTCTTCACCTACATTTACAACTGGTCTTGTTAATATAATTTTATTTATTTTATTTTCTTTCAATTGATTTATAGCTTTTACACAAGCTAAATGAGTTTTTCCAGAACCAGCAGGTCCTATTACAGATAATAAGAAATCTGTGTTAGAATTTAAAATTGTATTATATTTCATTTGATTCTCAGTGAGTGTAAATGGTAATAATCTAGATGCTGTTAATTTAAATGATTTTAACTTTGAACTATTTACGTTTAAACTTGTTAATAATGTAAAAAAAACATAATATATTCTCATATGTTATTTATTATTTGTTATGTTTTTATATGTTTTTTTGGTTTTATATATAAAAAGTAATTGATTATGAATTTTTGTCTAACAATTATGAAGTCATTTTACAAGTTTATTTGTGTGAATAAAATATATGTATTTTGTTATAAGATATTGGTTTCATAAAATAATATAAAATAAAAATAAAAATAAAAATAAAAATAAAAATAAAAATAAAAATAAAAATAAAAATAAAAATAAAAATAAAAACTCGTAATAATTAAAAAATTTAAATATAAAAATTATATAAAAATGAATAATTGTGATAATAAAAATTATAAAATATATTGTTTATCTTATAATAATTTAGAGAGAAAAAACTCAATGAAAAATAGATTTGATATATTAGACTTAAATTATATGTTTTATGATGGTATTAATTTTGATGACGTAAGACTTAATTGTCCAGAATCTTATAAAAAATGTTGGTCATGTATGTATGGTCATCTAGATATGATTGAAAATTTTTATAATGACCCAAGTGTAAATTATGGAATTTTTTGTGAAGATGATATTTATATTCGTAAAGACTTTTCTAATGTAATACCAAAAATAATAAAAGATTTTGAATATATGAATTTAGACGTTTTATCACTAGGATATTTAATTTCTTTTAAAATAGAAAATAATAATAGTAATTTTAATTTAATAGAAAACTCATTAAATAATATTGATTGTAGATATTATAATTTTTTAAATAATTATGATGTATGGGGAACGCAAATGTATATGTTATCAAAAGAAAATGCCAAAAAAATATTAGAAAAATATGATCGAAATAGTAATTATGCGATTAGAACTTTAACTGATAACTCATTGACACCATTTAGTGCTGACTGGACAATAACAAAAGATGGTAATAGAGGTTTAATATATCCATGTATAGCAGTTGAAGATAATAATTCTAATATATCACATTATAATGGATGTATTAGTCAGTTTAATTATCATAAATTATGTCACGAAATACAATACGACTCAAATTTATTTATTTAGCATTATTTTTATTTGGTTTTTGTCATTTCTTTAACTTGACATCTTGTATTATTATAAAAAAGCCCTATACCGCATAGATTAGGTGAAGGATTTGGATTAAAGCCTTCAAATTTTTCAGTTTGAAACAATAATTCGTGTGGATTATTTATTTTTTGCGTTTTAAATTTATATTCATATAAATCACTTGTTGAGTTCGGAACATAAACTGCTTGACTACACTTTTGAAGAGCATAAACTTGATTTCTCAATTCGGATTCTTTATTTACGTTTGATGCAAAACCAGAATATGGTGATTGAGTATTTCCTGGATTAAATACTTTTTGTACATTATATTTTGGAAATTGATGAAAAGGCACACGAATTTGTTGTCTTGGGTCTACAATCGGAAAATAAGAATATTTGGTGGAAACAGGACGGACATCAATGTATTGTTGTAATAATTCCGAAGGTAAATTTCGGTCATATATTCTCGCATTTGTCGTTTTCCGAATTTCAGATACGCATTCGCTCATTATATATTAATAAATAAAAAAGTTTAAAGATAAAACTATATTATTATTTATGTGTGGCATTTTTTCTCTTCTAAATTATTGTGATTTTAATTTCAGTCAAAATGGTACAATTGATTGTATTGAAGAGCAGTTTAAAAAGGGGAAAAATCGTGGACCTGAATTTTCTAAATTGTCTTTCGATTATTTAAAAATGGCTCTAGGGTTTCATAGGTTAGCCATTAATGGTCTAAATGATAAATCCAACCAACCACTTGTTATAAATGATATTGTTCTTATTTGTAATGGTGAAATATATAATTATAAAGAATTATATAAAATGATGAAAATCACTCCTGAAACGGATTCAGATTGTGAAGCGATTATTCATTTATATTTAAGATATGGCATAGAACAAACATTAAATATGTTAGACGGCGTTTTTGCGTTTGTATTATTTGACAATAGAATAACACAAGATTTATGTAATCGTTTATATGTCGCACGCGACCCATTTGGTGTCAGACCATTATATCAACTTCAAAGCGATTGTTATGAAACAAATTTACACGGTTTTGCCTCTGAATTAAAATGTTTAGAATATTTTTATAACGTTACACCACATAGGAATAGATATACAATAGAACCATTTCCACCAGGTACTTTTTCAATATTTGAATTTGGCAATAAAGCAACACAACAATATTGGACTTTGGTAAAGCGTAATTATCCTTATTTTATTCCATCATTTTCATATTCCTATTATATTTCTGCTGAAGAATTGAACACAAATATTTATAATTTGGTTACAATTGCTGTAGAAAAGCGATGTTCAACCAGTGACCGTCCAATTGCGTGTTTATTAAGTGGAGGATTAGATAGTAGTTTGGTCGCTTCTTTGGTTTGTAATTATTTCCGTAATAAAAAAGTAATTGAAACATATAGTATTGGTCTGGAAAATTCAGAAGATGTAAAATTCGCAAGAATTGTTGCTAAATATATAGGGTCGAATCATACGGAAGTAATTGTAAAAGAAGACGACATGTTTAACGCTATCCCATATGTTATTCGAGCAATTGAAAGTTATGACACAACTACAGTGCGGGCAAGTATAGGTAACTATTTAATCGCCAAATATATATCCGAACATTCGCAAGCCAAAGTTATTTTTAACGGCGATGGTTCAGACGAATTATTTGGCGGTTATTTATATATGAAAAATTGTAATGACCCGATTGAATTTGACAGAGAAACGAGGCGACTTTTAAAAGATATTCATTTATACGATGTGTTAAGGTCAGATAAGTGTATATCATCAAATGGATTAGAGCCAAGAACGCCATTTTTAGACCGCAATTTAGTAAATTATGTTTTATCAGTGCCAGTGTCTTCACGTATGAAAAATAATAATGTTACTGAAAAATATATTCTACGACGTGCGTTTGATAATAAGGAATTAATAGAAAGTGAAAAACCATTACCAATTGAAATATTATGGCGAAAAAAGGAAGCGTTTAGTGACGGTGTAAGCAGTAAAGGTCGCTCATTATTTCAAATATTACAAGAAAAAATTGCAGATAAAATGAACGCAGATGAAAATACGACAAAATATGGGGCAAATATTGAAACGGAAAAATACTATTATAAGAAAATTTTTCAAAGTTATTATCCAAATTGTGAGCATGTTATTCCATATTATTGGATGCCAAAATATACAAATGCTACTGACCCAAGTGCGAGAACTTTAGATGTATATGAAAAATAAAATAATAATAATAATATGTATGAATAAATTTATACATACATTACAAGAGAAATTTTTCAATATTTTCATATATGTTTCTTATATATTATTGGTTGCTTCTTATTTTGGATTGTCAAAAACAGCACCAAAATATTTATCTACATTAGATTATTACATTCGCATATATATTTGTCTCTTTTTAATATGGCGTTTTAACCCTTTAAGAACATATTATGAATTTACAGATTTAGACCGTAAATTAGCGTTTAGTGCTGGTTTATTTATTTTAACGACTACTGCATTAAATGCATATTTAGAAAAAATAAAACTTATTGTAACAAAAACGTTTTCAAAATAAAAATAAAAATAAAAATAAATTTTATTTATTATGTTTTTTTGTTTTATTTAATTTACGCCCTTTATTTTTAATAGTTTTTTTATTTGAATTATTAAAAAACTTATTCAAATGTGATATAATATGTCTACCCAAAATATGATCTATTTCATATTCTTTTTTATTTTTTTCTATAACTTTGTAATGAAATAATTCAATATTTTCATTCATTAACTTTATAAATTCTCTCTGTTTAGCTTCATCAACAACTGAAAGAAATGATTTTCCAAAGTCTGATTCTATAAACTTATTAAGCATATAATCAAAATTCAAATCATAATAGTAAGGTTTTATATTAATATAATAAATATTATCATTTGTCATTTCTGGATAAAAACAGTCATCGATAAAGCATATTTCAGTATCTTCTGGAATTTTCGTACATTTAATTAAATCATTATGCGTTTTTGTATGAGTAGTTCTACAAATTTCTATTTGTCTTCCATTTATTTTAAACGCAGCAATAATTTGGTCTATTAATTTAAAATGTATTTTGCTTTCAAAATAATGTATAATTTGGTTAGCCCATTCACGAGGACCATTATTATTTGTGTATATAAGTATTTTATTACAGCAATTTGTCGTTTTTTTGTTTTTCAAATAAAGTAATATATTTAAAATATTTGGTCTCAAATATTCAGGAAACAAATCTAAAACATTATTAAAGGCATTTTGAGTTAATTGTGGTTTATTTTTTATTTGTGTATAATGTTTAAGGCTATCCCAAAATATACCAAATTGTGTAAAATAACCTAATGTTTCATCTAAATCAAAAACCACTATTTTCATTATATATAAATTTAGAAATCAATTTGTTACAAAATTATTATATTATATAAAATTAAAAAATTAAAAACTCAAAATTTAATTTAATTTTATTTATAATATATAATGAGTGAACTTACAAAAAATGATTATAAGGCAATATTAGAATTTTATGATAAACCTATTCCAAAATCATTTCGATTATTAAAAAAAAACGCTGAAGATATACTTGTAAGTAAATTATGTCGTTGTATAAAAAAAGTAAGTTCTAAAAATAATAATGAAAAAAGGTCTATTGGTATTTGTACTAAAACAATTATCAATAAAAAAAAACTAACGCGTGGTAAGTTTACTTGTAAAAAAAAAAAAACAATCAAACTTACTAAAAATAAAACAAAAAGAGCGCAAAATAAAAAAATAAAATAAAATAAATTTATATAATAATTAATGGCATATGCTGATATAATAATTGTTGGTAGTGGTATGTCTGGATTATATAGCGCATATAAAATAAAACAATACACACCAGACCAAACTTTTTTAATTTTGGAAAAATATAAAAAAAATTGGATTGGTGGGCGGACAAGCAATGATTTTTTTTATGGAACTGAAATTGTAACTGGAGCAGGTATCGGCAGAAAAAATAAAGATAAATTATTATATAAATTAGTACGAAAATTTAATTTACCTACTTATGATTTTACAATTCATCCGCAAAAGTCTAAACAAATGCCAAATATAAATATCAAAAAAATAATGGGTATATTGAGAGAAAAATTCAATGAAGATAAATACGGACAAAACACTTTTAAAGAATATGCTACAAATATTCTTGGTGAAAAATTATATAAGGAATTTATCATGAATGCTGGATATACTGATTATGAAAATGAAGATGTTTTTGAAACTCTGTATTATTATGGCATGGAAGATAACAGTTGTTGTTGGAAAGCATTTCATGTTGCGTGGAAAGAACTTGTATTAAAAATGTATGACTATATAGGAAGCAAACATTTCAAATTTTCTAATGAAGTTATCAGTATTCAAAAAATACATAAGGATTTATTTAATTTTAAACCATGTAAATTTGTATTGACTACAAAAAATGGAAATAAATTTTATTGTAATAAAGTGATTATAGGGTCCACTATTGATACTATTCGCAGTCTATTACCTTCTCATACTATTTATAATAATATTGAAGGGCAACCTTTTTTGCGATTATATGCTAAATTTACTAAGAATTCGATACCATATTTGAAAGAATATATAAAAGAATTTACATTTGTTCCTGGACCTTTACAGCGCATAATTCCTATGGATGCTGATAATGGTGTGTATATGATTGCTTATAATGATAATAAAAATTCAATTGCCTTAAAAAAATATATTAAAAATACGAGTGAAAACAGAAAAATATATGAAAAACTTTTAGAAAAATCTTTAGGAATGCCTGACGGTTGTTTACATATTACAGCAATCAAAGATTATTATTGGACTATTGGAACTCATTATTATAAACCATTAAATAAAGAGTTATATAATTCGCGCGAAGAATTTATTAATAATGCGCAACATCCAGAGGATTGTGTATTAGTAGTTGGCGAAGCTGTATCAAGAAATCAAGGGTGGACGGAAGGTGCGTTAGAAAGTGTAGAAGCGGTTGTTACAAAAAAATGGTGTAAAC